AATAACGCAATTGGAGCCGAAAGCAATAATAAAATGAATTCGTCTTTCCAGTCCGAATTTCTTGATTCTAATAATTTACCTTGATATTCCGCTTCTCCATTAGCCATTTTTTCTGCATGACGCATTTGTGCGTCCGCCATAAGCATTTTAGTTCTTTGACGGTTTTTAAAAATGTGAGAGCCAGCTTGAGCGGCTAATTTAATAGCGCTAAACCACATATTAGTACCAAGTAGCTTTTCTTTTCTTTTCAGCTAACATTCTATTTTGACCTTTGACCTGTTCTTTGTCTCCCATTGGCAAACCATTGAACGATTTGTCAGCTGTAGTCTTAGATCTAGGATCTACTTCTACATTTTGGTTAGGAATGTTAATCATTTTTTGTTTTTTATAGTTCATCATGATTTTTTACCTTTTTCTACTCCTTTTATAACACCTTTATTCTTAGATGCATAGAATATCTTTTCACCTTTTTTCTTACCATACTTTTTTTTCATGGATTTCATGATTTTTTTACCTTTTTCAGTCATTGGCATGATTAATCGTCCATCATTACTTTAGCTTGACTAATTCCTTTGCCTGCAAGGCTTACTCCAGCTCTTAATTTAGCTAAATCTTCGTTTTGTTCCATCTTATCTTCAGCTAATTCTCTTGCTTGCATCAATTTTGCTCTGTTTAACTCTACTTGAGACTTGTCATATTCTTTTTTACGTTCATTTTCCATCGCTCTTAGGTCAACTTCACGTGCTTTTAGCTTCAATAGTGGGTCTGAATCGAATTGAGAAGTAATTTTGTTCTCTTCTTTCATAAAATCATCAGTCATTTCAGCTATTAACACTGCTTTTCTTGCTTCAATTTGTTGTGTCATCTGTTGAAGTTGTTGTTGAACCTGTGGATTTGTTGCAGCTTGCTGTTGCATCATCTGCATTTCAGCTAATTGCTCTCTAAATTCAAGTTGAACTTGTTCTTGAGCCATAATTGAAATGTGTTCTAGTATATTTTTTTGTATTGATGCCATAATCGCAGGATTATTTCTAACCATGTTAGTTGACATGAAGTTTAAATGCGCTGTGATGTGAGCTTGATGGTCTTGACCTGGGAAAGCTTGGAAAGGTTTACCACCTAAAGCATTAATATGTTCTAAACTTGGGTCCATTGGAGCCATTGGTGCTGGTGGAGGTAGAACTGCATCTACATCTTTTACTCCAATTGCTTCATACATGTTTCTATAAACTTGATACATGTTGTGTAAGTTTGGATTAGCAGTTGCAATTTGTAATTGCGTTTGTGCTAAAGTAATTCTTTGAGACATTGAAAATATATTAGGATCCGCAACTGGGATTACATCTATTCTATCATCAAAATCTGTTTGCTTAATATTTCTTGCACCACCTACAACATCATAAGGATATTCTGGTGGTAAATATTGTGCAACTATTTTTCCTAATAATTTAAATTCATTCTTCATTGCTGCATAACATCTTTTGTGAATTGCAGACATAACTCTTGAACCACGTTCTAATAATGCAACAGTTGTACCTACAGCTGCTCCTTGGTTACCATCACCAACTTGCATATCAGCAATAGCCGCGAATCTTTGACCTGCTTGAACAACAACTCCTAATAATTGTAATAATGTTGGAGAAGGTTCTTTGTATGGTAAAGGAAAGAATGCATCTCTTAATGATCCACCCGGTGCATCTACATCTTTAAACTCACCTGGTTGAATTGGAGAAGCTTCATCTCTAACTCTTACACCACGTTGTTTAAATCCTGCAGGTAAGTTTGCAAGTGTACCCGCGTCTAGCAATTGACGGAGAGCCGTCGTTGCTGTACGGCTCAAACCGCCAATCATATGAATGAGACCAAAGCCATAAAATCCTAGTCCTGGCAGAAATTTGAAATGGACGAAGTATTGGATTTTATTTTTCTTTATGTCATCGGGTGCATAGTTCCTTCTAATAGAAAGAACTTTTCTACTACCTTCTTCGACTGTTACGATGTAAGGTAATTTTATTCCAGTTGGTTCGCCATCAGCTCCAACGTCTTCGAAACCTTCTAAATCTAAATTAGTATGACATTCCAATAAAGTGTACATGTCATCTTGTTTTCCAGATCTTCTTGTACCTTCTAGCTCATGTTCTTTTCTCTCTAACTCATTAGAGTCGCTAGATCCAGGTGTTCCTAATTCAACATCAGAATAAAATCCATTGACTTGTTGTTTTCTTAATTCGTTCTCAGAAATTTTTACAGTATGAATTACTGCCTCCGCATCATCTAATGAGGTAGCTGTATACGGGACAACTAATTCATCTGCTGGTACAAACTTTGATACCACTCTTCCCATATTTACATCATAGTAAATTTTTTTAAATGTTGATCCTGATAATGGTAAATGAAATAACATAGAATCAAATTCAGATTCATATTCTTTCATCGTGTCCATGATTAAATAATTCATGTAATCTTTAACACGTTGAGCTTGTTGCTCTGTTTGTGGATTTTTAATTCCGATTACTTGTGTTCTAACTGGACCATCTGCAGGTAATAATTCTTTGTAAGCTTGAGCTTGGAATTGAGTTACTGCTTCTGCTAATACTGGGTGTGTTGCACCTGAAGCACCTTGGAAAGGTTCTGTTCTATTATCATATTTAAATCCTAATAGGTCTAAACCTTTTGTGTAAGATTGTTCCCAATCTTTTCTTGAATTTTTATAATCCATAAAGTTTTGAACCATTTCATTTCCAATAGGTTCTAAAACTTCATCAGGTAAAATATCTGCTAAATTATCAAAATGATTTTGTGATCCCATAGTGTTTACTGCACTTGGGTCAAAATCAATAGTTGCACCACCATCTTCTTCTGGTGTTATTTCAACGGGTCCTTTTTCTACTTCTTCCTCAACACCAACTTCTTCTTGCATCTCCTCTTCTGAAGGGATTTCAATTTCCGTACGTGTGTTAGGGAGTCCTTTGTCTATATCTGCCATTTAATACTCCTAGTACCTCTTAACATTGTTTTTAATAGATAGCAACCCTTGAGGTGTTGGGCCTGATTGAGGGGGAATTGAGTTAGGTCTTCTAATTTCTGCTATTCCTCCACCTGCTGCCATAAAAGGATCACTTAAATCAAAAGGTGTTTTTCTTTCTCGTGATCTAATATCATATTCTTTTTGTAACTGTTGTTCAGCTTCTTGGCTTTTCTGTAAATTCTCCATCATCAATCCGGCAGGATCTTCTAAAAAAGGTTGTATCCCTATACTTAGTTCTTCTTTTGCTTTTTCTAACTTAGGTTTACTTCTTATTTTTTGACCTCTAGTTCCACCTTGTAGACGTTCTAATGCTTGAATTCTATCATCAATACTTTTTAAATTTTCAACTTGTCCATACTCAGGATATATTTTTTTCAATTCATCTTGTGTTAATTTATCATCTAACAGTCCAAATGATAAAGCACTTTTAGCAACATCTACTCCAGGTCTTCCTCTAGCATAGTCATACGCAGCAAATGGAGCTGCAAACAATCCTTCAAAAGCTAAAGCTCCTGGTCCTAATATATTTTTAAACATTCTTACACCTTTAGCTGTTTTAGTTATATTTTTTATATTTGCTTTATCTAATGGTGTCAGTTTATTTACATCTGTTGTTTGTAATTTATTAACACCTCTTACAACACATGCAGCAAAATTTTCACCTTGGTTAAAACCAACACGTCCTCCTCCTGCTTTTCCAGGGCAGCCTATTTTTGCCAAACTTATTTGAGTTGCATTATCTATTTTATTTAAATCACTTACAGATTCTGTTGTAGATTGATTTAATATTTGACTATCGACAATACTTGATCTATTTGTATTTGAATCAAAAACAATATTTGTTTTGTTTCCGTATTTCGTTCCTCCATACTCTGAACCTCTAATGGTTAAATTAACTTGTTCCAATGTTTTATCTAAATTTTGTGCAGCAGGTGTATTTCTATTTTCTGGATTTAATAAAAATCTTCTAGCATTTTCTAACTGAGAGTTGCTCATGTAATTAGCTGATTGAAGATTATTTGGAAACGCGGTGTTTGCTTTTTCTAGTGATCTTTTAGAAATATGTTCTGCAACATAAAAATTACCATCAACAGCTTTTTGTTTTATTTTTTTAGCTAATTCTAAATCATTTAATTCTGGTTTTCCTTTTGGATCATTGGCAGTATAATTTGTAAAACTGACCTCTCCTGTACTTGGATTAATAGATAATCTTACACTATTTAATAATTGTTTATTATTCGCAATGTCTTCTACAGACATTTTAGCAAGAACTTTGTTTTGATTTTTTATGGCTTCTTTTACTTTTAAATATTGTTCTTTAGTTTTTTCACCTACTTTGGCCATAGCCTCTGTTTCTCTTTGTACCGCATTTAATCTAACTTTATCTTCTGTAAATTTAGTGTAGTTATTTGCAAGATCTTTGTAAGCATTAAACACTTCATTTTTAGACGCTTTATCTAAACCAGAAGCTTTGGGATCTAATAAATATTTAACATCATCACTTACTTCTGTATCCATAAATTGTTTTATAGTTTTACCCTCTAGGGTTCTGTATAAACCTCTTTTATCTTGAGACATAAAATTAAAAAATTTATCTAAATCTCTTCTTAAAACTGGATTTGTTTCTATTTGGTTTTTGTAAAATACTTTTTTAAATTGTGCTAAGGTTTTATTTTTTGCTTCTTTGCTAGATTCTAAATTAGAATAAAATTTAACATTATTGTACTCAAATGGAGTTAAACCTTTTTTTGTCTTTGCATCATTTAAAGTAGTTATATTAGGTAAGTTTAATTGTGGTGTAGATAAATTAAATTTTCCTGATGCTTTAGGAACGTTACCTGATTCTATTTCTACATCCCAAGCATTAGATAAATCATTTAACATTCCATCAAAATCTTTTACTCCGTATTTATCTAAGTTTTGATCAAACCAATTTTTTGTCCAACTGTTTACGTAATTTCTTGCCAATACTGTTGCATCATCGGCTCCTGTTGATCGTACAGGTTTTCTTGACATAAATTGTTCTAAAGATTCACCAGGTTCTGAATAAATATATTTATTTGTTCTTTTACCATCAACAGTAACTTGAACTCGTTTTCTGTATAATTTTTTATCTTTATCAAAAGTAAGCCTAGCAGGGGCTCCTTCTATAGGTTTAAATTGTTGCTCTGGTCCTTTGTAACCCGGTCTTAATCCATCGGCACTTGGTTTGACTAACATACCACCATCTTGTTTTGGTGTACGTTCTTGAGGGCTATATTCTATAATTCTATCTAGAATAGACATTCTATTCTCCTAATAAGTAAGCAAGACCACCTGATGCATATCCATCATAATCGTCTGGAAAATCTGGTTCAGGGCCATCACCATATTTACCACCTAAATATTCAGCTGCTTCATAGTTATCGTTATTAACTTTTTCAACAAGCTCTTTTCTTTTTTTAGATTTTACAATCTCTTTCATCGTAGGTCCTTTACCTGTTGCAAATGTTTTTAAGTTAGTTACATCAGATGCAATGTAATCAATACCAGGTCCTCCACTTTCACCTGTAAATTCTATATCTGCATCTTCAGGTCCCCCAACAAATCTTGGTTCTGTTTCTACAGCATCAAACTTGTCTGCTGGTTTTTTTCCACCTGTTGTTTCATCAGCCATACCTGGTTTGAATTGCATCATTACTGGTGATTGACCCATGTTGTCTGGTGAATCATACTCAACTCTTATCGCTCCGTCATCTAAATCTTGAGTTACGGTAATAGATTCTTGATCATTTAATTTTTTAGTATGAACAATTTCTCTATCTTTAGTTGCAAGATTTTTAGTAACATCATCTCCTTCTAAAATAACTTTATTCACTAGTGCATCAAACCATTCTGGTTTACCATTTACAGGAGGAGTTTTAACTAGTGGAACTTTACTTACTGTTTTAGCAAACTTAGCTGGTTTAAAAAATTTACCAACGATTGGTATAGATGCTAAACCTGCTGCTATTTTCATAAATTTTCTTTTCGATGGATCTGATGGTCCATCTTTTAATCCAACACGTCCACCAACTGCAAAGTTTTCTGGAATATATTTTTTAGAAAAAGTTTTAAAATCCATCTTGCCACCTTTTTTTAAATAGTCTTGATAAAACGAAATCATTTCATCTATTTTATCATCAATCGTTATAACAGGAACATCCGATCCCCCTTTCAATCCAACACGTCCACCTCTTGCAAAATCCTCATCATTCATTTTGTCAATTAAATCTCTAAACTCATCTTCTGTTCCTTCAAACTCACCTTTTCTAACTGCATCGATATAACCTTTAGTAACTTCATCAACTTTTGGTTTTTTTAATTCTTCTATTTTATTTACTAGTTCTCTTGCTTTTTCTTTAAACCCTGCTGCTTTAGGATCTAATCGACCTAATTGATTTTCTAATTTAATTATTTGTTTTTTATTTTTACTTATATCTGGACTATAATCTTCTGGACCAAAAACAGTTTTATTTCTTTCAAATATATGGTCTTCGGTTTCACTTAAAATTCTTTTTGCGTCTGCAGCAGACATATTTTTATAATAACCTTCTCGTTTTAAAAGTTTATTTGCTTCTTTCATAGCTTCGATTGGATCAAGTTTTTTTATATTTCTTATGATAGAATCTACTTCAGATTTTGGTCTACTAAATCTTTCATTCGCAGCTCTGAACATATCTCGCTCTAATACTTTTTCACTCTTCTTAGTGACTTCACCTTTTTTAACATCACCAGATTGTATCAGATCATCAACGGTTTTACTTCCTGATGGTATTTCATATTCCATACCAGCAAGACCTTCTTTGTTAACTGACATTAAACTTCCTGGTTCGTTTTTAATTTGTTTGCCACCCATGATCCCTGATCCAGGAGGAATTTTTTTACCAGTCATGTCAAATACTTCACCTCTCTTACCAAACAGTTGTTCTGTGATTTCTCTTCCTTGTGGTGAATCTGCAGGGATAACTCTCATTCTCTCTTTTTCCATAGAGTCTAGAATGTTTAGATATTTTTTTACATCTGCTTCACTTCGAATGAAGTCATCCATCTTACCTAAGTCTAAACCTGCATTGGTTAGTTTTGTAACAATCTCAGATGCCTTCGCTTCTGCATCCATTCTACCTGGTACTTGCATGATCCCTGATCCTTTGTCCTTGACCAGTGATTTCCTAGCAACGTTATAAATAAATTCTAAAGCCTTACGTCCCATTAATAATAATTCCTTTTAGTTTTCTCCTGTGGCTCATCCTGATAATCTTCGGGATGATCAATTAAACCACCTTGTCTGAATCGCATGAGCGCTTGAGTTGTACTATCTACCAAGTCGTCATGATCGCCATATGGGAAAGCTGCGCACTCTTCCATGACATCGTCTGCGAATTTCTGCTCCGGACACCATATCATACCAGATTCAAATAAAGGTGCAACAGAATTTACACGAGCATGCTTGTCGTTTCCTTTACTAGGTGTGAAGTTCATTACTGGGATATCCATTTTTCTAAGTTCATATGTCAGTGGTAGACCAGATGCTTTAGCCTCAACAATAACTGTTTCAGGCTGCCAATATTTATATTGCTCTAGTGCCAAACGCCGTAGTTCAGGAAACTCATATCTGCCTTTGATTGCATCAAGGAGCATGAGATTTGCACCTTGATCTTCATTTGGATAAAATACACCCCATGTAGTAATAGCACTATAGTCTGCAGTTTCTTTTTTTAAAAATGCTGTATCATAACTTTGTATGACATGATG